ATTACTTCACAAACAACGTTCCCATACGTTATAACTTGGCCTACGGCTCCATAAGAGGTTTACACCATGCCTACGATTAACTGGACTATACAAGACATGAAATGGGACGCTAACACAGGTGGAGTTTTTCGTGTTAAGTGGCTTTGTTGGGCGTCAGAAGATGGAGTAGACGCAACTAAGCGTGGCACTTGTGATTTGTTCCCAGACACTAGTGACTCAGGGTTTGTAGACTTGCAGAGCCTTACTGAAGACACAGTAGTTGGTTGGGTTAAAGATAACGTAGACGTAGCTGCTATAGAAGCCGCTATAGCGTTAACCTTACAAAATTCCAAAACACCAAAAGAAGAGAGTGGGTTACCGTGGTAAAACAAGCTTTAAAATCTCGTACCGTTCAGTTCGGTATTGCGCTGGCTTGCTTGTCTGTCCTACAAGGTTTTGTTGGGTATATCCCTGCTAACCCAGCGGTACAAGCGATTATTGGGTGTGGTATTGCGAGTGCTATTGTCGTGTTACGATTTATCACTACGCAGCCGATATCGGAGAAGTAGAGGTACGTTATGTCTGACGATCACAGACTAGAGCGGTTAGAGACTAAGATAGACGCCGTTAACGAACGCTTAAATGAAATTGTCAGACTCGACGAAAAAATATACGCGATAGTTAAACGTTTAGATCGGTTCGAAGAGCGTATAGACAAGCAAGAAAAAGATATTAATACGATTAAAGGTATTGTAGGGTACAACCAACAGGCAGTGCGGAACTACGAAAGGTTCGTATGGCTGCTTATTTCGGCACTTGCTACGTCCGTTACGTATTTCATTAAATGAAGTTTTTAGATCTAGTAGTAGGGATATTTAAACCAGCCGCAGAGCTGATTGACGAGCTGCACACTTCTGAAGAAGAGAAGCTGCAGAAAAAGAACGAACTACTAGAAATCCAAGCCGCCGCTATGGACGCTGCTTTACAATATGAGCGAGATTTAATGAACGCTCAAGCTGACATAGTACACGCCGAAGCAAGCTCAGAGCATTGGCTTACGGCTACTTGGAGACCTATAGTTATGTTGGGATTGTTCAGTTTAGTTATGCTGGACAGTTTTGGGTGGTTGCCTAACAGACTAAGTGAAGAGGCGTGGTTACTTCTACAAATCGGCCTCGGTGGATACGTAGTCGGTAGGTCAGTGGAGAAAGGCATAAAAACCTTTAATCAGTGATGCAGTATCTAGTCGATATGATTAAGGAGCATGAAGGGCTCCGACTGAAGCCGTACCGTTGCACAGCAAACAAGTTGTCTATAGGTTACGGTAGAAATCTTGAGGATCGTGGTATAACAACCGACGAAGCAGAGTACATGCTTCGTAGCGACATTCAACTCTGCTACCAAGAACTTAACTGTTTCTCTTGGTTTTCTGATCTAAACCAAGCTAGGCAGTATGCTTTAGTAGACCTCTGCTTCAACATGGGGCTACCCGGACTGCTTACTTTCAGGAAAGCTTTGGCTGCAATGTCTGAAGGGTTGTACGAGAAAGCAGCTGATGAGTTCTTAGACAGCAAGTGGGCAAGGGAAGACGTAGGAAAACAGCGCTCTACAAGGATCACTGAGATGATCCGCACGGGCAAAACAGAATAGATATGAGGTGGGTTAATGGACAAAACCATACTGACCCGCCAACAAGCTTTAGCCATAGGATTTAGTAAATACTTTACTGGTAGACCGTGCAAGAACGGGCATGTTGCAGAACGCTATACGGCGGGTAGGTCTTGTATAGTATGTACAAAAGAGTGCAACCAACGCAAAAGTAAAGAGTACCGTTCAGAGTACTGGAAAAAGTACTACACTGAGGAAGTACGCAAGCGCTGCTCTGCTCGCGCAAAAGAACGTGGGGAGTTAAACCCATTTAAAAAACGAAAGTTTCGAGCGGAACGCAAGCTTCGAGTAGCTCAAGCAACAATACGGTGTGAAAAAGATAAGATTGCTGTTGCCGAGTTGTACATAAAAGCCAGACGCTTGACCCTTGAAACAGGTGTAGAGTATTGCGTAGACCACATTATCCCCTTAGCCCACAGCGACGTATGCGGACTGCATACAGCGGCTAATTTACAAGTAATTCCCGCTAGCAAGAACCGTAGAAAGGGTACATACTTCGACCCAACGGAGCATGAATTTATAGCAGAAAAATCTTGACAACTATGCTAGGCTACCGCATACAAGTATACTGTAGATAAATCTGTTTGGAGAAACCTGTGAAAGTAATCAACCCAGCAAAAAACTTAGCAGACGGTATAGTAGATCCTCTACACACGGTGGAGATTATATGCGCCGAATGTGGGTACGATTTAGATGAAGCGGAGCTAAAAGCAGATACTTGTTCAGACTGCGGTGCTACCTTAAACCTTAAACAAAATGTCGCTATTACAGTAACTACTTTGCCGTCTGTGTTTGGCGATACTATGTAAGGGTATGATATGCCCCTAAAAAAGATTGAGTTAACCCCCGGTGTAAGCCGCGAAAATACTAGACATACTAGTGAAGGCGGTTGGTACGAGGGGGACAAGATACGGTTTCGTCGCGGCCTACCAGAAAAAATAGGTGGCTGGACTCGTATTTCTGCGAATACGTTTTTAGGGGTGTGTAGAACTCTTTTCTCGTGGACTTCATTATCCACCGGTCGTAAATTAACTGGTGTTGGTACTAATGAAAAAATCTACGTAGAAGTTGGTGGGGATTACAACGACATAACTCCACTCAAAGCAACCGAGGCATTAACCGACCCGTTCGCTACTGTAAATGGTAGCACTACAGTAACTGTTACTGACGCGTCAGCTGTCTATAGTATAGGGGACAGAGTGATCTTTAGTGGCGCTACTGCTGTAGGTGGGGTAACTGTAGATGGCGAGTACGTCGTACAGTCTATTAGCGGGTCAGACTACACCATAACTGTAGATACCCCTGCTACGTCAGACGCAACTGGTGGGGGCAGCGTTACCGCCAAATATCTAATAAGCGCTGGGTCGGACTTAGCTGTACCAAGTAATGGCTGGGGGACATCCCAGTGGAGTGAGGGTGTTTGGGGTGTTGGTGGTACAGGTGTTATACCACTACGTATGTGGCACATGTCTAACTTCGGCCAAGATCTTATATTCGCCTACAAAGGCGGCCCTTTATACTACTGGCAGTACTCTACCGCTTTGGACAACAGAGGAACGTTAATATCGGACGTAGTAGGCGCTGTTTCTGTCCCCCTTGCTACGAACATGCTGTTAGTGTCTGACGCTAGTCGGTTTGTGTTCTGTTTTGGTACTACTGATATAGGTGGTATAGACATAGACACCATGCTTATTCGGTGGTCTGACCAAGAAGACTACACAAACTGGGCTCCCGCTGCTACAAACCAAGCCGGTAGTATCTCCCTATCTATGGGGTCGGAGATCGTAACTGCGATACAGGCACGACAAGAAATCCTAGTTTGGACCGACGCGGCTCTGTATTCTCTACAGTACGTTGGTGCTCCAGTTGTGTGGGGTTCCCAGTTAGTAGGTACCAATACGTCAATCGTATCCCAAAAAGGTGTCGCTTACGCTAACGGCGCTACGTTCTGGATGGGTAAAGATAAGTTCTACATGTACGATGGACGGGTGCAAACGCTGCCTTGCTCTTTACGTAGCTACGTGTTCGACGACATAAACCGAGACCAATATGAGCAGGTGTTTGCAGGTACTAACGAAGGTTTTCATGAGATATGGTGGTTCTATTGCTCCGCTGGGTCTACTCAAATCGACCGGTACGTGGTCTTTAACTACTTAGAGAACGTGTGGTACTACGGCACTATGGGCCGCACTGCTTGGATGGATAGTGGTATAAACGACTTCCCCATAGCCGCTACTTACAGCAGCAATATAGTCGAACACGAAATCGGAGTAGATGACAACGAAACTGGAGCCTCACTACCTATAAACGCGTACATTACGTCCGCAGAATTTGATATCGAAGATGGTGATAGGTTTGCGTTTATTCGTAGGATGTTGCCTGACGTATCGTTTGAGGGTTCCACCGCAGAAAACCCAACAGTGGAGTTTACGCTGTACCCACTTAAAAACTCTGGTTCGGGGTATAAAGACCCTGCGTCAGAAGGTAGTACTAATATAGCCGCAGTAACTAGATCCAGCACCGTGCCAGTAGAGCAATATACTGGGCAAGTGTTTGTACGCGTGCGCGGTAGACAACTTGCTATGAAAGTGTCGTCAGAAGATTTAGGAGTAACTTGGCGTTTAGGTGCACCGAAACTAGATATACGGCAAGACGGTAGACGTTAATGGCTAACCAGATAGAGCAGGTATCTCCACCAGCACTACCCAACGCCCCCATTGACTACGACAGGTTGTACGAGAACCAGTCTAACAACATCTTGCGACTGTTCTTCACGCGACTCGTTAACGTGCTTAGATCACTGCTATCTACAAACGACGGCGGTAGGTTTTTGTATTTCCCGCGAGGTTTGTTTTACAGCACAGTAGACCAAACAGCGGCGCTAGTTAGTACTGGTTACGCCATTGACTATGAAAACACGTATATAGGTAACGGCGTTAGTATTCAGAATAATAGTCAAGTAACTGTGTCTGCTGATGGCATATACAACTTTCAGCTTACTTTGCAAGTAGACCACACAAACTCTTCGTCTTGTACGTTATGGGTGTGGATCAGCAAAAACGGAGTAGCTGTACCGTACGGTGGGCAAGAGCACACTATATCTGGTAACTCACTACAAGTAGTGCACTGGAACTTTAGCATCGACTTAAACGCCGGTGAGTACATAGAAATGTACTGGGCTACGGACGACACAGCGTTATACGTACATACCCATGCCCCTGCTGTGCCTCATCCCGGAGTTCCTTCTGTAGTACTTGCAGTATCGTTCGTGAGTAATTTGTGATGGATGAACAAGATTTTAGCTGGATAAATGACATAGATGTAGACAGTTTAGACCTAGACGCGCTTAAAGAAATGCTCGATGGGTTAGATTTAGAAAGTATAAACATACCAACGTACAACGAGCTGAACGCGGCACTTACTGGCACTTCTGCAACTCCTGACAGTCTCGATCAGCTAGTATCTCTATACCAGCAACAAGTTAGCACTATGCAAGGTGTAACCGCCGAAGGTATGGGTGGAGTTAATATAAACGACCGCCCGTACTGGTACAACTCTATGGTTGCAGGGGTGCTTGGCGACAGAAAGTTAGGTGGACAGTCGCTAGACGAGTTTAAAAACGCCGCTGGCGTACCCTCATCATTCTCGGTGTACGACGATCCAAGTAGTGGGTTTGACCAAAACACGTTCCAGCAAGCGTACAGTTCGCTATCTAGTGCAGATGACCGTATTGCGGCCTTATCAGAATACTATGGTGTAGACTTAAGTCAGGCTACCAACGAAGGTGCGATATACAACAACGCTGGTAAGTACGGGTCTGATGCGGACCGCATGGCTGAATTTCAGTCTCTAATACGTCCTATTTTCGAGCAAGTTATACCGTACATTCAGGTTACCCAAGGTTTACGCTACGACGAAGCTATAGCGTACGCTTATACGCACGACCCTATGATCGCTGCGTTGTACACCGACTATGACGTTAGTCTTACTAGACAAACAGATGATGGGTCTACGTACTTTTTCGATCCTATTGCGGGTCTCGAAGCTAGAACTTTAGAAGTAAAAAATTCTGACTTCCGTGATATTGGTCTGGCGCTAACTATAGCAGCGTCTTCGGTTATTCTTGGCCCTGCTATCGGTGAGGCACTGGGAGGAACCACTATCGCTAACGCAGCTGGTAAAGCCATTGCATCTGGACTTAGTTCCGTTATGTCTGGTGGAGATTTCTCAGACGTACTAACGTCTATGGCAACCGCTGGGTTATTAGACTATGGACTGTCCGAACTAGCTACAAACGTAGATCTACAAAACGCACTAAATGACTTTGGAGCTAATTTTGGAATTGGTCCAGAAATAAGTACATCTGGAACATGGTCTACACTAGCTGACGGTACCGAAGTTTTGACCGAAACTATAGCTACTCAAGGTAATCTAGGTACTGTTTTAGGGGACTTAGCTTCTGCTATACAAGATCCTTCAGGGTTTGAATTTAGTAGTGTGACTGCGGATAGTAGCAACGTTATATTAAACTTAGCAAGAGACGCGGCTACTAACCCAGCGTTAGCAGAGACTTTAGGGTTAACTTTGGGCACCACACGAGACCTGCTATTACAGGCGTACAACTTGTATAACGACGCATCGAGTACCGCACCTAAAGTTGATGTAGGGTTTACTAT